TTTGACATCTTTGAATACTAATTATAATCAACAGGGTGGTAATATGTTCTTCAAAGATGGCGCGCCAACTGATACTTTAATAGGATTATCTTTCCAAGAACAAAGACAACTAACGCGAGAAGATTTATATACTGATAGTGACAGTCTTGATGATATAGAACAAGTAACAATTACAGCAGATTCTGCTTACGATGAATTAAATATTGGAGGTTAGAGATGAGCTATTTTAAATTATTTCCAAAAGTAGATTATGACATAAATCGAACGGGCACAGTTCAAAAAATAGTAGATATCTATAGAAGTGTACGACCACTTCAAGAATTTGTTGACTCTCCTACTCTGTATATGAAGTATGAAATAAAAAATGGAGAGAGACCAGACATTACTTCGCAAAGATTATATGGAACTCCAGAATATTATTGGACTTTCTTTGTAGTAAATGAATTTTTGCACGATGGATATAAAGTTTGGCCCATGTCACAAGAACTTTTACTAGAATATTTGAATACTGAGTACAATGGATTTGCAATTACTTGTGATCCTAACGTAACTCCTACTAGTGATGGAGGTTTTCAGACAGAAAATTCTATCGCTGGTAAATTCCAGTTAGGAGAAACACTTACTGGAGGGGCTTCTGGGTGTAGTGGTACTCTTGTAAGAAAAAATATTGACTTAAATCAATTAATAGTCCAAAATGTTACACTTGGAAGTGGTAACGCTGCATTTATTGGTGACGGAAATCAAAAAGAAACCATCGCAGGGGGTTCTACTGGACAGGAAGTACAGTCTCATATAGTATATAAGTACGTCGATGCACCACATCACTACTACATTAATGAAACTGACGTAGTCACAGGAGCAACAGAAAAAAGAATTTACACTAACGAAAGATTTATTGATGATCCTTCTCCTCTTGATGAAGGAAATCCAACCACTATCTCAAATTTATACCAACCTTCTTACGCAACTGTAGAAGGATTACAGAATGAATTAAATATTCCATCAGAAAGATTGGCCAAATCAGAAACCGCATTGTCTATAGTGACTAATAGAGAACACATTCAAGAAAAAAATGACGAAAGGTCCTCTATTAGAGTAATCAATCCAGAATTCATAGGAGAGTTTGTGTCAGAATTTGAGAAAATTCTTAACAAATAAAAAAAATAGTTATGTCTGAAAAAAGTTCTGCCAGAAATACAATAATACCTACTTCATATAGTAGAAAAATAATAATCACATCGAATCATACTCATGGAGAAAATGGAAAATTTGATTTTGACATCACTAATCTAGTAACAAGAATAGAAGTAATCGAAAATATAGAGAATCCAGGCCTGGAAATTATCATTTCTGTAGGGGATTCAGAAAATTACATAGAGAGGTTAAGACTTTCTGGTAATGAAAAAATTTCCGTAGAATTAGATAGAAACGCACACTACGGAAAAGAAAAATATTTACTCGATTTTCGTGTCATAGAGGTATTGAACTTTGTCAAGGAAAAACGTGGCTTGACGACGTATCAGATGAGGTGTATTTCACCGCATATTCTCAGTAATCAAGTGATATCCAAGGGTAATTCCTTTAAAGGAACAGTAGGACAAACGATTCAAAACATCTGTATGTCAGATTTGGATATCCCTAAGAAAGAACTAGAGATAGACACTGCGACTCCTAAAATGTCTGGAGTTTTTCCTAAACTCAAACCATTAAGTGCAATAAATTTCTTATTAGTAAATACATTTGACGATGGAACTCCTTATTATTTCTATGAGACTTTCACAAATGGAATAAAATTCAAAAGCCTTAAGAGTATGATTGATCAAGAACCATTTGATAAGTATTCTATAAGAGAAACACTTACTAGTAATTTGGAATCAGACAAAGGTTACGAAGAAACAAGAAAAAGAATCATAGAAATGTCTTCAGACTATAGTGTTTCTAAGTTCACAGGACTTCAACAAGGGGCTTTTTCTAATACGTCTCACTTCTTTGATATAGCTACTAAAACAACATCCAAAAAAATATATAATTATAAGAAAGATACCAATTCAACCATAGAAGAATTTAAACCTTTTGCGGATTTGGATGGAGAAAATAAAATAAAAGAAAAAAGCTTAACAGATTTCCCTGCAGCGAAAAACTTTTTCTTTAATCTTAATAGTAAATCCTTTGATAAGAAAGATAATTACTATGCGACACTTCAAAGTAATGTAGGAAAAGGTTATTCACACTTAGAGAATATGGAATATCAATCACATGAGATATTAATACCCGGCGATTTTAGATTAAATGTGGGAATGATTATAGAAATAGAAATACCAGAGACGCGAATAGAAAGTAAAGCGAAAGAAACTGTGAATAAAGTTCAAAGTGGAAAATATTTAGTTACTAATATAGTACATGATATGAAAACAAATGACTATCTGATGAGTGTAACTGTGAAAAGAAACTCAAGCAGTGTCGATTTAGATAAGAAAGAGGTAATATAATGAGAAGAGACGAATTTGTAGAACAACAATTCTCCTGGTTCACGGGAGTGATAGAAGATATTGACGATCCAGAAAAAATGAATAGAGTAAAAGTCAGACCTTTTGGTTGGTATGAAGAGGATGAAAAAGTATTAAAGACTAGTGATCTTCCCTGGGCGACTGTGATGATGCCTACTACATCAGCGGGACTTAAAGGAAATGGATCATCACATCAATTAGAGATAGGCTCATGGGTGGTAGGATTCTTTAGAGACGGTCCAAGCGCACAGGATCCAATGGTGATGGGATCGATCTCGTCACAGACTGATGGCGTCGTGGATGTTCCTAGTGAACACTCTACTACCAAGAAAGTATATAAATCGCAGGCGGGTCATCTCTTCGAGATAGAAAATAAATCAGGGTCTGAAACTATTAAAATCACACATGCCACGAATTCTACTTCTACTATAACTTTCGATAGTAAAGGGAACATATTACTTACAGCGCCTCAGATATATCTTAACGGAACGCCTTCTTAACTATGTCTACCCGAATCGATATCCCTTGTTCCGCGGTTCTTCTTCCTACTAAGGGAGACTTAACCAATATCTTTATTCAACTTGCGAATAGACCAGAACAAGAAATAAAAGATTTACTCCAGGAAATAGATGACTTACTAGGAGCGTTTCCTATCAGTGTTTCTTCTCCAGTCTTTGCATCTCTCACAATACCAGAGATCGAGTGGGAGAAGCGCATTACAGCGTTGATACAAGAATATCATCTATACGTCCAGGTTAAGATACTAGAATTAATCGCTGAGATAACTCCAATAAACTTTGTTGTTCCTATACCAGGGATAGGGATTAATATAGACTTACTAAAGTTCTTTACTGATGCTACTTATATTATAACACTAAAAGGTCAGCTTGTAAACCAATTAAACGAATTATATGCATTAATTCCAGACCCCTATAAAGTATACGATGGTGAGTATGGGTTAGTAAGTGACGACTTTAAATTGGAGGCATTGTTTTCATATATAATGGCACAATTAAACAAAGGCGCATTAGGTTTAATACATGGCGCTGCCGGAAAACTAATAGAATTATTTGATGAGATATGGTCCGCTTTAGGATTACCCTCGTTGCCAGCGTTGACTAGTTTAGATATAGAAACATTAATCAAAAATAGAATAGACAGCTTACGCGACGAATTACGAGACGCACCTGATAACTTGAAACAAGATGTCAGAGAACAGATAATTACTTCTTTGGAATCACTTAGTATACCAGGAACGGGTTTTAATTTGATGGATATATTAGGGGGTACACCCAACGAGTTTATTATCAGTGATGAAAGAAGAATGGAAAGGTTCTTAGAAGGGTTAAGAGACTTTGGAGAGAACTGGCCGAAGTATCTAATACAAGAATGGTTGAATACAGTAAAGAAATTTCTGGACGCAATAGGACTTGGAAAGATATTAGATTGGGTGATGTTTGACTTCTGTGACTTTCTCTCTTTAATAGGGCTGCCGAAGAGTATAGACTTAACTAACCCTTTAACTATAACACCCGTTTTAAATCCAGGAAAAACTTCTCTCCCTATATTGACTAGAAATACGACCCCGCTAGTAGGAGATACAGGAAGTTCGCCAGATATATACGTTTTTACCAGGGTGAAAGATCAGTCCACTATACAGGGGGTTGACAATTTCGGTTCTGTTTTATCTCTGGAAGTCGCACCTAATAAAGTTTTAATTGATGGGGTATCTGGTGTTTTAGATACAGATTATACTATAAGTGGTAATAGTATTATACTACAAAACGCGACAGAAGTAAACCAAAATATTACAATCATCATATAAAAGGTTATAAATAAGTATATGGCAACAGTAGAAAGAAAATCAAGTACGATTAACATATCAGATAAGAGTGTAACTAATAGAACCGCTCGTACTAAGGGTTATAGAGATTTAGATTTAAAATTAACTTTACACCCTTTCCGTAATGATATCACTCCTTTGAAAGATTCAGAGGCGATAAAGAATGCCGTAAGGAATTTAATTCTTACTAACTTCTTTGAGAGACCCTTTCAGCCACAGATAGGGGCGAATTTAAAAGCTCTTTTATTTGAGCCTATGGATACTATTACAGAGATAGCGTTAAGAGAAAATATAGAAGATGTTATCTTAGAAAGTGAGCCACGTATCCGTTTAATTAAAATTACTGTAAAGGGTATACCCGAACAGAATAATTATAATATACAAGTTAAGTACTTAATAAGACAAACTAACGAAGTAGGACAAGTTAATATAGTTCTACGAAGAATAAGGTAAGATATTATGGCAAGTAATTTAAATGTCACAGAATTAGATTTTGACGAAATCAAGAAGAATCTAAAAAACTTTTTAAAAGCTCAAAATGAGTTTACTGACCACGACTTTGAGGGATCGGGTTTAAATGTACTCTTAGATGTACTCTCATATAATACGCATTATAATGCAGTCGCTGCTCATTACTCTCTGAATGAAGCCTTTTTAGATTCAGCACAGATAAGAGGTAATGTAGTCACAAGAGCCAAGCTCTTAGGTTATACTCCACGTTCTGTTTTATCTCCAAGAGCTACTGTAAATGTAGTAGTAGATGCCACGAACGAAAGTGGTACGCGACCAGGATTAATCATTTTAAAAAGAGGGTCAAAGTTTACCTCAGAAGCCTCGGGTATTACATATGACTTTTCTACTTTAGAAAATGTATCAGCCAATTTAGATACTTCAACTAACACCTATACTTTTACTAATGTAAAATTGGCCGAGGGCCGACACAAGTCTTTACTCTATCGAGTGGATAATGATATAGAGAATCAGAAGTTCCAACTCTCAGATAAAGACGCTGATACTTCAACACTTCGTGTCAGAGTCCAAGAGAATGAACAATCAACTTCTTATCAAGTATATACTAAGTTCGAAACACTTTTAACTGTAGATTCAGCTTCTCAAGTTTATTATCTCCAAGAAAATCCAAATGGTTATTATGAGGTTTATTTCGGCGATGGAGTTACTGGTAAAAAACCCGTGAATGATAATATCGTTACTGTCGATTATGTTTATACCCATGGAGAAGAAGCCAATGGTGCAAGTGTCTTTACTCATCAAGATACTATAGTAGGTTTAACAACTGAATCATCAGTTACTACTACTACAGTTTCAAATGCTTCGGGTGGTACAATACCAGAGAGTATTGACTCGATACGTTTTAATGCTCCTTTAACTTTTACTTCTCAAGGTAGGGCCGTTACATCAGAGGACTATAAATCTATTATACTTAAATCCTTTTCTAATATTTCATCTATCTCAACATGGGGTGGAGAAGATAATGATCCTGTGGATTTTGGAAGTGTATATGTCGCGATTAAACCTTTAACAGCTCAGACTCTAAGTGCTAGTGAAAAGCTATCTATTAAAGAGACTATTTTAAAAGGCAAGAATGTTGTATCTATTACCCCTGAGATAGTAGACCCTAACTTTACATATTTAGAATTAGATGTATTCTTTAAATTTAATCCTAACTTAACAGATAGAACTGCGGCAGAATTAGAATCACTTATTAAAGATGTTATTGCAGATTATAACTTTAATAACTTAAATAAGTTTGATGGTGTTTTAAGACACTCGCAGTTACTTAAATTTATTGATCAGTCTGATCCTTCTATTTTAAATAGTACTGTACGTCCTTATATGTTCCAGAATATAATAGCAGGACAATCTAAATTATTGAATAACTTTAATTTAAGCTTTGCAGCTCCTTTCTATGAGAGTGGTAACTCTACAGACTTTATTTTAAATTCAAGTGCCTTTAAATTAGAGACAGGTGGTGCCGACCATTACTTCGGTGATATATCTATAACCAATTCTGCGAATAGACAAATTATTATATACAAGATAGTTGATGGCCAAAATATTACAGTTGAAAATAATTGTGGTATTATTACTCCTTCTACTGGTAAGATTACTTTATTTGGGTTTGGTTTACCTGCTGATAATACTACTATTAAACTTACACTAACTCCTAACTCGTTGGACATTGCTCCGAAGAGGGATCAGTTATTAGACATAGACAATAATGCAGTATCAGTCAATGCCCAAATAGATACTATTTCTACTGCTGGTTCAAGTGGTTCAATTAATTATAATGTTAATTCAAGGTTAAGATAAGATGTCTGAAGATACTTTTTCACCTGGATATGTAGAGAGCATCAGTTCTACTAAAAGAAAGTCTAAAGAAGATTTAAGAATTAATGAGCTCATTCCAGGAGAGATACAAAACTATATCGGCGAAGGTGGTATTAAAACCCTTTTAAAGAAGTACTACGAGTTCATGAATATGGACGAATTTACTTATCAGACCACAGAAACTTTTAATGATATTATATTAATCAATAGGGCTGTCTTTAGATATCCCGACCCTGATGCAAATGGTAATAGTTTTTTTACAGATGACGATGGTTCTAATTCCACATTAGTACTTTCTAAAGCTGGAGAAAGTGATGTTACTATTAGTTTAGTATCATCTAACGTTGCGATTAGTAATGGTAATGACCTTCCAGGTTCATTGGCTAAGTCCACATCAGCAATTGGTAAGACAATTACTATTTCGGGTTTAAGTGCTTATAATGGATGGAACGCAAGACTAACCACACTCATTAGAAATTGGGTAGGTCCTGGTCCATCTTATATTTTAAATGCACTAGAAGATGCAATGGACATTGATAAGAACTTGGATCAAGATGGTCAGTTATCACAAGACTATTTAGAAATGATGCAAAAAGAAATTGCTGCATCAATACCTGCAGACTTACAAGCAAACAAGTCAGTACTCTATAAGAGAATTGTTGACTTTTACAAAGTAAGAGGTAGTGATGATTCTATTGAAACTTTCTTTAGATTATTCTTTAATGAAGAAGTAGAGGTAGAAAGACCTTACGACGATACACTTATTCCATCTGCAGGTGATTGGGACTCATCTATTAACCAGTTTACTTCTACTAAGGGTTTTATATCTGAAAAAGATATTAGAATCCATGACTCATTTCGTTACCAGAAATATTCATATTTAATTAAGTCAGGTAGAAATGTCAATGATTGGAAAGACACATTTAACAAGTTAATCCATCCGGCAGGGTTTATATTCTTTGGAGAGATTTTAATTTTATTAAAACTTACTAGAGATACATTTGGTGATAATGTAAAACCTATCACAATACAAACAAAAAATCCAGAAACTGGTTTATTAGTGAATCAAACACTTAACGTATATGGTAATTTAAGAGGTCCAGGTTTTAATAATAGAGTAACGCTTTCATCTATGCCGGGTCAACAACCAGGAGTCATAGGAGCAGAGGACTTACCATTACTCATAGAAATGTTTATTAGTATGTTTACTCCTAATCCAGAAGCTCTTGCAAATAGAAGAGCAGTTCTTTCTCCAGTTATATCTGGAGGTGCGATTAGTTCCGTTACTGTAGTACAAGGTGGTTCTGGATATATTCCAGCGTCGGCTCCTGTTATTACTATTACAGGTGATGGAAGTGGTGCAAGTGGAACAGCAGTACTTAATTCAGATGGAGTAATTGAATCCGTAACAGTAACAGGTGGCAGTGGATATACTACTGCTGATATTTCTGTTACTGAACCAAAGGATAGTTCTAATAATATAACAACTACAAAGATTGGTAAATTAAATATCTTTAACAGAATTAAAAGAAGTTACAGAAGACCTCCTATTATTAGTATAGGAGCTCCTACTGCCGTAGATACAGATGGTAATTTATTATCAAGTAATGTACAGGCCGTTGCAAACTTTGTAATGGATTCTACATCTTTAGATTTTATAAAGGTTATAAATGGTGGTAGTGGTTATACCTCTGAACCAACTGTAACTGTATCAGGTAATGCAACAGGTCGTGCAATAGTACAAAATGGAAATGTAACTGGTATTGAAGTAATAAATCAAGGAAGTGGATATACTGCGTTACCTACAATTAGTATTTCTGGTGGAGGTGGTAGTAATGCTACTGCTGAAGGTTACTTAATACCAACTACAATTAACAGTATAAATATAAGTAATGCAGGAAATGGTTATACACTTAATCCAGCAGTGACTATACTCTCAAGAAGTATTGATGAGCATAGAGCAAAAGATACTCAGATGATTTTAAAAATAATGCTAAATCATTTAAGTCAAACAACAAACAATTATTTTAATAATAAGGGTGATCGGTTTGGTAACACACAATATACCTGGAGTAGTAATTTTACTATTGAACAAATAGGTACACAAATCATTCAAAACAATTATAAAAATAGTATAAATAGTTATAATACAAATAGTTTTATAACTTTAGATTAATAGGATAAAAAAATGGCAGCAATAATTACAACCCCTTTCAGAGTTCTCAATGGAGAGAACTTCAAAGAAGATGTCGCCGATTCAAATAACAGTATCTATGTGGCTATAGGTAAGTCAGATGCATGGTCTAGTTCACTTTCTACTTTAACTGATTCTACACCTACAGTACCAGCGGATCACACTGATGCAGTTAATGAGGCGTATCAACAAATCATAGGTATGAAAAGAATTCAATCTACTGATGTTTCACACGTAGTACCTAGGTACGACTACGCAGATGGTGCTACATACGTGGCATGGGACTCAAGTAATTCTAACATATACAATGAAAAGTTTTATGTAGTAACATCAGAGTTTAAGGTATACAAGTGTCTTAAACAAGGACCTAGTGTTACATCAGTTCAACCAGTTCATACTGGTGTTAATCCAGTAACTGATAATACAGATGGTTATACATGGAAATATATGTATACAATTACCACTGCAGATTCAGAGAAGTTTTTAACTAAAGAATTTATGCCTGTTAAAACATTACCAATGACAGTTTCAAGTGGTACTGCGGCTACTACACTTGCTACTACTAACGTAGATTATCCTCAACAAAATTCTCAAGTACTATCTTACAATTCTACAACAGCTGCAGGGATTGAAAGAATCGTAGTTACTGCTGGTGGTAGTGGATATACATCTGACCCTACTGTTGTAATTACAGGAGACGGAACTACAGATGCAGTGGCTACTGCTACTAGAACTGGTGATGCTGTTACATCAATTACAGTTACTACAAAAGGTAAAGGTTATACTATTGCTAATATTTCATTTACTGGCGGTGGTGGTTCAGATGCAGCTGCAAGAGCAGTTATTAGTACACCCGCAGGTCATGGTACTGATCCAGTAAAAGAATTAGGATCATTCTTTGTTGGTCTTAATTCACAATTAGATTCAGCTGAATCTGGTGACTTAACAGTTGGAAATGACTTTAGACAAATTTCAATTATTAAGAATCCTTTTAAGAGAGCAAATAACACAGACAGTGGTCATACATCTGAGACTAATGGAGCAGTTACGAATACTGTTGCAACGGCCCCTACACTAAAAGGTCTTAAATATTTACAAATGGCTTCAGGTGCCTCCTTTACAAACTTTGCAGTAGACCAAGTTATTAATGGTGGAACATCTAATGCAAAGGCATACTTAGTAGAAATAGATACTACTAATGAAAGATTATATTACTACCAAAATAATAAAACAGGTTTTAAACAATTTAGAGATGCTGGTGAAACTATTACAGGTTCTAACCCGAACGGTGGAAGCGCAAGTAGTAAAGCTTCTAATGCAGTTCAGAATTCTGAATTTGTTGAAGGTAGTGGACAAATGATTTTCTTAGAAAATAGAGCCCCTATTTCAAGAACATCATCACAGATTGAAGATATTAAATGTATCATAGAATTCTAATTGAATTCGTTATATAAAAGAGAGAAATTAAATGGCAGATAGAGACACTATATCAAACGTAAAACATTTTGAAAACACTCCGTATTTCGACGACTTCGATGAAACAAAGAATTATCATAGAATTCTTTTTCGTCCAGGTTTTGCTGTACAGGCTAGAGAGTTAACACAATTACAAACTTCTTTACAAAATCAAATAGATAAATTAGGACAGGCCTTTTACAGTGATGGTGATAGAGTACTTGGAGGTAAAGGTACTTTATTGGCTGGAGATAAATATGCATATATTAAATTAGAGGCCTTACATAACAGTGGTGCCATTTCAGGATATGTTTCAGAGTTTCTTAATACAGATATTACTGGTGCAACATCAGGTGTAGTTGCTGAAGTAATAAATGTAGTTGCTGCTAGTGGTGGTGATCCAGATACTCTCTATGTAAAATATAAAAACTCAGGTACTAATAAAATAACCAAGACCTTTGCTGTTGGTGAAGCAATTTCATCTAACGCCTCAACTGTAAGAAGTGCTACTATTGGTCAAGGTTCTGGTTCTGGTATTGCCAATGCCATAGGTAAAGGTTCAGCATTTAATGTTGAAGAAGGTATATATTTTATTTCAGGTTCCTTCGTCCATATACCAAGTGAAACTATTGTACTAGATAAGTACACAAATACTCCAACATACATTATTGGTCTACAAGTTACCGAAACAGATGTATCATCAACAGATACAGGGCATTCTTTATTAGTAGATAATGCACAGGGTAGTCCTAACCATACCGCGCCTGGTGCCAATAGATATGTTATTAATACAGTACTTATAAAAGAATCTGATATCACTTTGGCCAGTAGAACAGTTAATGAATATATTCATTTAATCACTGTTGAAAATGGCGAGATATTAAACAAAGATGAAAATCAAATTGATACAGAATTCTTAGATAGAATAGAAACTAGAACAAAAGAAACACATGGCGATTATGTACTTTCTCCTTTTATTCTTGATATTAAAGAACATTTAAGACAAAATAATAATAAAGGTTTTCTTGATTCATCACAAGGTGGTAACGCAAACAAAATAGCAATAGGAATTGAACCTGCAATTGCATATATTGATGGCCGTAGAATAGAAAAAACAAAAACGGAACATGTTATTTTAGATAACATTAGGGCAAATTCTTCTACTCAAAGAGTAGATAATGTAAGAAGGTCCACAGGGTTTGGTAACTTTATTAAGTTAAAACCAGACACAGTAGAAGGTACTCCAGACATTAATGGATTCACAACACTTAACTTAACCAATGATAGTGGTGTGGTCCAGGCAACTGCAAGAGCAAGAGGCTTTGAATATTTTACAGATGCCGCAGCAACAACTCCTTCTCCATGTTTTGAGTTATACATTTTTGATGTAACAATTGCATCTGGTAAATCTTTCTCAGCCGTAACTAAAGTTGTGCAAGGCACTTCATTCGAGGCAGAATTATTACCAGCGGCTGATGGCCAAAGATTTAAAACTGGTGATAATCTATTGGTTTATAAACTACCATTTGAGGCAGTTCAAACTTTACAAGATGGTAGTGGTAATAATACCATAGACTTTAATGTTAGAAAAAGATTAACAGGCTCAGGTAATGTAAGCGGTGGTAGTGTATCATTTAATATACCAACAGGTTTTAGTTTGGCAAATGATGATGATGTTATTATACATGCAGGAACTTTAAGTGATAATGTTGACTCCGTAGAAGTTGCTGATGGAACTGTTACTGATAACGGAACATCAGTTACTGTTGCCAGTCTTGGTTCATCATTTAACGGAAAGGCTGCAACAGGTATCTTTACTTTAAGAAAACTAAATGATACTCCTAAATCAAAAGGAACAATACAAACTATTAATAATGAATCAATTACTGCTAATGGTTCTGCATCTTACGAATTATCAAATGTTGATATTCAAGAATTAACTGAAATTACAGATGTTAATGGTAATGATGTAACAGACAAGTTTATCCTTGATAATGGTCAAAGAGATTCTTTCTATGACAGAGGTAAGATTATTCTAAAAGGTGGACAGTCAGTACCTGCTGGTGCAATGCAAGTCGATTATAAATGCTTTATTCATGCTGGTGCTGGTAACCATTTTTCTGTTGATTCGTATTCTGATTATACTAGTATTCCTACATATAAAGGTTTAAATCTAAGAGACTGTATTGACTTTAGACCATCAGTTACTACAAGTGCATCACAAACTGAAGACGCACAATTTACAGCTACTGGCTCGAGTTCCCTGGTTATTATTCAACCTACAGGTAATGCTGAAATGGAACTTGCCTTTCATCTACCAAGAATAGATAAATTATTCTTAACTAAAGAAGGACAATATAAACTTGTATCTGGTGTGCCGTCAATTAATCCAACAGAACCAGAAGGTTTAGAAAATTCAATTCATCTTTATACTTTAAATTTAAATCCTTATGTCTTTGATGTTGGCGATGTTGTTCCAACAAAGATTGACAATAAGAGATATACTATGCAAGACATTGGTGGTCTTGAAAAGAGAGTAAAAAGATTGGAGTATTATACTTCATTGTCCCTACTTGAAAAGAGTGCAAAAGATGCACAAATTTTTAGTGCAACTGAACCTGACCTAACCAATGAAAGATTTAAAAATGGTTTTATTGTTGACGGCTTCTTCGGACATAACGTAGGTGATACCTCTCACCCAGATTATGATATTGGTGTAGATAAAGTTAATGGTATACTAAGACCAAAATCAGACAATAGAAATGTAAACTTAATTAGGGCAGCGGGTGATGAACCTGCAAATATGGCAGCTGCAATTTCAGGTAATAAGGCAGTTAAGTCCACAAGAGGTGGAATTATAACTATGCCTTATAATGTAGTTACAGAAATCAATCAACCACTTTCTTCTTATGCAGAATTTGTAAATCCATATAATGTTGTAGTATGGGACGGAACTATCAAACTATCTCCAGAATCAGACGAATGGAAAGATGTTGACCAAAGACCAGATATTATCATTGATGATAATTCAGCGTATGAACAGTTTGTTAATATGGCCGAATCACAAGGTATCTTAGGAACAGTCTGGAACGAATGGGAAACTAACTGGACTGGTAGAGAAGTTTTAAGTACAACCAGACAGAATAGAGGAACCTTTAGAAGGGATACTGCTACTCGTTTAAGAGGAGTAGATGGTACTGGAAGAGCTAATAGAGCTAGAGCAGATGTTGTCACAACTACTACTGCGGTATTAAATACTGGTACACAAACAAGAGATGGACTAGAAACATATGTAACTCATGACACAGAAACAAAAGAAATAGGAAATTATGTTGTTGAAGTAAACTTTATTCCTTTCATGAGATCAAGGAGAGTTTATTTTAATGCAGAACTTCTTAAACCAAATACTAAACTTTATGCATTCTTTAATGGTGTTAATATTACATCATACTGTAACCAAAACAAATCAGGCACTAATCATGTTAATTCAGAGTTCTTAGAATTCTCTGATCAATCTAATGTTAAAACATTTAGTGATAAAACTCAATGGGTTGATGATAGTGGTGCAACATCAGGAACATCAGGTGTACTAGAAACAGATGCATCTGGAAGATGTATTGGTTCATTTATTATTCCAAGAAATGATGCATTACAATTTAAAACTGGAACTAGAGAATTTAAACTAACAGATGATTCATTAAACAATAGTGCAAATTCTACTACTAGTGCTTCGGAGAATTTCTATGCACAAGGTATTTTAGAAACATATCAAAAAACAATTATTTCTACTAAAGTTCCTAGATTGGCCTTTAGAGAAGTATCAGAAACAAATACTATTACAAGAAGAACTAATGAAGTATCACATGAAGTAATTAGATGGGCGGATCCTCTTGCTGAAACATTCTTAGTATCAAACAGAGGTGGTATGTTTACTACAGGTATTGATATATTCTTTGCAGTAAAAGATTCAGCAATACCAGTTCAAGTGTCAATCAGAGAAGTAGAGAATGGATATCCTACTCAGAGGGTTGTACCTGGTGCAGATGTTGTAGTTTATCCAGGCGATATTAGTTTACCAACAGACACTTCTGCCAATGCTGGTGTAGGTAATGCTGATACTGCAACAAGTATTAATTGGGACTTCCCAGTGTTCTTAAAAGAAGGACAGGAATATGCCATTGTTCTTATTTCCAATTCTGACATATATAAAGTATATGTTGCAGAAACAAGTAAGTTTGATTTAACAAATGCAAACCATAGAATAAGTAAACAACCATTTAATGGTGTATTCTTTACATCACAGAATGCCTCAACATGGACTGCAGAACAAAATAAAGACCTTAAATTTAAATTAAAAAGAGCTTCATTCGTTGGAGATGCCAGTAATAATGCTACTGTAGTTCTTAGCAATGATACTATTGAGGTAAAAGATTTGGGTGTTGATCCACTTATCTTTGAATCCAATGTAAGTGGAAATTGTAACATTAGAGTTATTCATCCAAACCATGGAATGTATGGAGGTGATGATGTACACAAAGTTACAATTGCTGGAGTACCAACATCACCGGCTACTATTAATGGTATTGCAGCTTCAAGTATTAACGGAACTCATTTAGTAAAAGACGCACAACATGATTCATATGTAATTAGAATACCAAGTGATGTTGCAACTACTCTTGGTCAAAGAGGTGGTGGTGCAAGTGTTACTGCTTCAGAAAATCAGATGTATGATACAGGTTATCTTGCTGTTAATTCATTAGAATTTCCAGGTGATCCTGAAACTGATGCTGATGATGTAAAAATTACATATCAACATAGAGGGTTAAGAAGTAAGTCACAAAATGCAGACAGTGGCCAGGTACATTATACTTTTAGTGATAATAAAACAATATTAGGAAATAAAAATGTTTTCTTTGATGAACCATTTAGTATTGCTTCTGCAACTAATGTAACATATAAATCATTATCAAATAACTTACTACTAACATGTACTTTATCCAATGCTGGAATAGAAAATCTATCTCCTGTAATTGATTTAAATAGAACATCATTTAATGCAATTCAGAATAGAATTAATGAACCGGTAAATACTGAAACTAATTATGTCGCAGAAACATCTGGAACAGGAACATCTAGTGTTGCAAAATATATTACTAAGAGAGTAGAACTGGCAACTGATGGTACTCAACTTGATATGTTCTTAAATATTAACAGACCTACACATACATCAGTAGAAGTCTACGTTAAGACAAGTGGAGATACCGATGTTGATTTTGATGATATAGGTTGGACTTTGGTTAATCCAAATAGTGTTGTTTCTTTTAATGATAGAAATGAATATAATGAAGTAGGTTATGTCGCGACTCCAGCTAGTGCCTTTAATTCTTTCTCAGTTAAGATTGTATTAAAATCACAAAGAAGTTCAAGTGTACCAACAATAAAAGACTTTAGGGCCATTGCAACAACATAATGAATAGAGTAAAAATAAAAGATAATATAGGTTTAGAAAGGGATTTATCTTCTCACGCAGTTATAAATACAAGTATGACTGCATACGAAAATAGATTAAAGCAGATTAAAAAAGAAGAAAATTTTAAAAATGAATTTTCACAGATGAAGGCCGACGTGGCTGAGATTAAAGAACTACTGAAAAATTTAGGTGGTAAATAATGGCAAATGAAATAAAAGTTTTAAAGAGTAATACACTAGAAGAATTAAGACAAAAGACCAATGAGGTTTCTTTTGATTTAGGTGACAATAGTCAACTAGATACTACTCGATTAAGTGATAAGGTATATACTTATACTGCGACTACTGCTAATGGTGGTAAGTTTATTGGTAATGATAGTAATAGTGATAGTTTAGTATTCAGTGTATTACCTGATGTTTCACTAGATAATACTGGTGGTTATATTATTCTAAAAGATAGTACCTCCATACCAGCCTCATTTGCAGTTGGAGATACACTATCACAAAGTGGTGGATATAGTTGTACTCTTGTTGCAATCTCAACAGTAGATGGCAAACCAAAACTTCTTGTTAAAAATTCATCTGGTACTTTTAATTCAGGTCAAGATTTTACAGACGGCACAGGAACTATTGCCCATGCCAATATCGTAAGACAAATATCAGAAAGTTATAATGTTGCAGCAATTAGAGTATTAAAAGATTCTGCAGAACTAGTACAAGATTTATCGCAGAATGGTTTCCATGTTATTCCACTTGCTGGTAGTATTCCACTTTCAGGAAGTCCAGACGTTTCAGAATTCCATGAAGGAGATTTTGTTTATCAAGGTAATAGTGTAAATACTGCAACTTGGTCTGGTACTTTATATCATGCTAGTTCAACATTACTAACAGTTAAAACTGTAAATGGTTCATTTAATGCCAGTACAGTAATAAAAAATTCAAGTACAAGTGATACTATCACTGGTTCTAATCACGGTAATATTACAAACTATAGTGCCGATGGATTTGGTATAGAATTAAACACTCCTGCAGCAAATACAAATATAGTAACAATAGTTGCAACAGATTTAGTTGATGCCGTTAATGAAATTCAAGATGATATAGGAACACTAGAAAGTCTTACACAAGGTTCAGCCGATTTAGTTACAGCAATTAATGACCATGAATCAGACATAGGTAATATGACACTCACGGGATTGAGTGCTAATAATTTATCTGCAGCCGCAAGAGAATTAAGAACAGAACTTGGTGACGTTACAGAAATTAATGATGCAACAGGCTATAGTGCGACAACTTCTGTTGGTGGTATTAAAGAAATTCAAGGTGACATCGGAGATGTTACAGGATTAAATACAACACATGATACAACCTTAGTAGGTGCGATTAACGAAATCGAAGGTGTCTTCGATGCATCAACACATGAGATTAGTGCTGGTTCAAATACATTTACAATCAATTCAGACAACTTTACTGTTAATTCAAACGGAACTATTAAACTTGATGCAGAAGATGGTATTATAAATCTATTTGATAATACTACTCAATATGGTTCTTTAACTAATTCTGGTGGTAATTTAGTAATTAAATCTGGTACTACAACAATGGTTACAGGTAGTGGTGCCAACGCTACATTTGCTGGTACAGTTACAGCAGTAGGAACTTCAGTATTCACAAACCTAGACATATCTGGTAATGTTGATATTGATGGCTCTTTAGAAACTGATGCTCTATCAATCGATGGAACTACAGTATCTTCTACTGCAGCAGAATTAAATAAGCTAGATGGTGCAACACTAAGTACATCAGAATTAAATATCCTAGATGGTGCAACATTAACTACATCTGAATTAAATATTCTTGACGGAGTAACTGCAAGTGCTACCGATATTAATTTAATTGATGGTATTACAAACGGAACAGTAATAGCAAGTAAAGCTATAATTACAGATTCCAATAAAGACATAACAGGTGGTAGAAATATCACTATAAGTGGAGAGCTCGATGCTGTCACTTTAGATATTAGTGGTAACGCAGATATAGATGGTACATTGGCTCTTGGTACACTTACCAATGTTGAGACAAGTATTACTGCTTTACAAAGTGATGTAGGAAGTAATAATTTTACTAGTGGTCTTTTACTTAATTCACTAGGAAGTACTTCCAATCTTACTGTCGCAATTAAAACATTAGAATCAGAAATTGGAGAAGATGCTAACTATGCATTTGGTACAATAACTTATGGTGACGATACAATATCTAAAGTATTAGTAAATCTTAATAACGAATTAGATGATCTTAATGGTCTCACACTTACTGCTGGTGCAGGTTTATCAGGTGGTGGAACATTAGCTGCAAATAGAACTTTTGATGTAAACGTAGATGATTCATCTATAGAAATCAATTCAGACATACTTAGAGTTAAACAAGGTGGTATTACTAATGCCATGTTGGCTGGTTCAATTGCAGCAACAAAACTTGCTGGTAGTATTCCAAATAGTAAACTAGTTAATGATCATTATACTATAGCCACAAACGGAACAGGTAATAACTTTGATATTCAACTGGGTGATACATTTAATTTTGATGAGGGAGAGGCAATAAATATTGCTCTTACATCAGATAAAGTTACAATATCTGCAGAACTTGCCACAGAAATTAATGCTGGTGTCGCAACATTTGATGGTACAGACTTTACAGTAACCAGTGGTGATGTTACAATTAATGATGAAAGAATCGAAGACATTGTTGGCACCATGGTTTCTGGTAATACAGAAGATGGTATTGCTGTAACATATGCGGACAACGACACTGGTGCAGGTAAACTCAATTTTGATATAGATGATACTCAGGTCATGAGAATTCAGTCTGGTGTTGGTGCACAAACAATTTATGGTACTAAAACCTTTGTTGGTGCTGTTGACCTTTCAGGTGCCACAGTTACATTTGGTAGTGGTGGAAGTATACAAAACTTTAATACTCAATTCTTAACATTAAACGCAGATACAAATGCTTCTGGTTTAAGAATTGATAGAAGTGCAAATACAAGTGCAACAGTTTCAACTAGTATTTTTCCAGACTTTTTCTGGGACGAAACACAAGTAGGAACAGGTGCTAATAATACATCACATAGAGGTTGGAGACTAAAAGGATTTAGTAATGCCTCAACCCCTATTGCAAATACAGCTGATGTAGTAACATTCTATAACGCAAAAGATTTAGTAAGTGCTTCTAATTCATCTGGTATTACTCCAACATTTACGATGAATACATCTACTACTGGAGAACACCAAGGTATTTGGGACTTCGATATAAATGTAGATAATTCATCTATTGAAGTTTCGTCAGATAATTTAAGAGTTAAGGCTGGTGGTATTACTAATGCCATGTTGGCAGGTAGTATTCTTGCAAGTAAACTTTCAGGAAGTATTCCAAATAGTAAAATAAGTAATCCAAGTATTACAATTGGTAACAGTACAATTGCTCTAGGTGGAACAGACACAACACTTACAGGTTTAACAGATATAGATTTAACATCTGGTGATAAAACAATCTTTGACGGAGTTGGTGCACATACTCTTACACTTGGTGACTCAACTACATCAATAGTAACAGCTGGTGATTTAACAGTTACTGGTGATTTAACAGTATCAGGTGATACTACAACTTTAAATGTGGCAACACTATCTGTTGAAGATACTAATATAACAGTTGCTAAAGCTGCAACTACTTCATCTGCAGCAAATGGATCAGGACTTACATTTGGTGATTATATTGGAAAGGCCACATTTACTTATGTTCATAGTGGAACAAAATTAGTATCTAATAAACCTTTACATGCAACATCATTCCACGGTGATGGTGCAAGTTTAAGTGCTCTTAATGCATCTAATATTTCAACTGGAACTATTGCAGATGCCAGATTACCAAATAGTATTTCATCAAGTATTACAGGTAATGCTGCTACTGCAACTCAAGTTTATGTAACAGAAAACAATACAGAGAATACTAATTTAAGATTATTATTCCATGATGGAACTGGAACTGGAAATAGTGGAGTTGAACATGATGATAATCTATTATATAATCCAAGTTCAAATACATTAACTGCTGGAACATTTAGTGGTGCAATTGCATGGACAAATATAACAGGCAAACCAACATTTGACAATTATAGTTCATGGACAGCTGCAGATGGAGCTAACACTCCAACATCATATCCAATTACTTCAGGCGATGTATTATCATTTATTGATACAAACCAGATTGAACCAAGATTTAATGCCGATGATCAATTAAAATTTAATTTAGTTGATAACTCTATCGGTGCTTTACAATTAAATGTAACTGGAAATGGTGCTTCAGGACAAGCTCTTATTTCAGATGGTGATGGATCAATGACTTGGTCTACAATATCTGGCGATAATACTCTTTATGATTTATACGTAGTACAAACTGGTGGTAATAATACAAATCCAATTTTAAGATTAGATCCAAGCTCTGGTACTAATGATGATATTACTTTAACAGGAGCAGGTGCAGTTTCAATTACTAGAACATCTAATACTGGAATTACAATTAGTGGTGCGAATACAACATATACTGCAGGAATAGGATTAGTATTAAGTGGAACAGAATTTAAAGTAAATCTAAATTCAGAAACAGTCCAGTCAACGGCTGCCAATAGTCTTTCTTCTACTTCAAGTAGAACTTATTCAGTACAAAGAGATTCAGGTGATAATTTAGTTGTTAACGTACCATGGCAAAATACTCAAAGAGCTGCAGGTACTGGTTTATCCCTAAGTGGTAACACTATAAATGCTAATGTTGATGGAACTAATACAGTTGCAGCAAATGCCTCTAGTACTACAGCACTAAGAACATATAAAGTTCAAGTAGATGGTTCTGATAATTTAGTTGTTAACGTACCATGGGCAAATACTCAAACTCCTGCAAGGTCTGCAGGTGCTGGTTTATCACTAAATGGAAATACTATAGACGCCAACGTAGATGGAACAAATTCAGTTTCACCAAATAGTTCTACTAATACAGGTGGAAGAACATATAAAGTTCAAGTTGATAGTTCAGACAACTTAGTTGTTAACGTACCATG